TTCTTTTCGATATAGGAACGGGAAACCCTCGTAACGGTCAAGTGCCGCTTCGTCAGCCGGGGTAATCTCCCACAGTAGGCATGGCACTGTCTTGCCCTTTAAAGGCTCCACGGTTGCCACAGAGCCGCCGTGTCCGCCTCGAAACAATAACTGGTAGTCCTTTAAAACAACCGGCCCAACCGGCTTAGCTGTGGGGCAACGGTGCGCCATCTGCTCAAGATTAAGATTTGAGCCATAGGCGAGATAGAATGTTTTATTCATAGTCTTTGTCCTCCTTATTTTTGCAAGGCAACCGCTCAGGCTGCCCGAAATCGCCAAGCTGCCGAGCCGTCCAAGTGGGTGGTCAAATGTTCACGGCAGTTTGCGAATTCCTCGCCGATAAAACCGATGCGATTGAGGTAGGTTCGCATTGCAAACTTTTCATTCTCGACCTGCGGTTTCTTTGCAGAGGCACACTTTTGTGTCAGTGCTTGGTTGTTCAGTGCAAGGGCGAGAACAATGTAGCTTCTAATCTTGCCTGCATGAAGTTCACTGTTAAATCCTCTGAGTTCGACCGTGTGGTTTCCGTTGAAAAAGCTGTGCAGGTTAAGAAAATGGTATCGGCTTGAATGGTAATGCCTATTAGTGCTTTCGCTATAACCCTCATACCAAAGGCTCTCAATCTGTGCCAACGTTTTTGGTTTCTTACGGTTGATTTTTTCCACCAGAATCTCATCCATCTTTTTGCAGTAACCCATTCGTGAAGGTGCTATCTGCAATGCCTTGTAAAAAAGGTCATTCTTGCTTGCGATGATATTTACAAAGTTTCGAATGCTCCTTGCTGTGTGCTCTGCTCCGTCTAAGTGAATGTGTATTCCGCAGGAGTTGTTAGTGAAAGCTCCTGCCTTGCGTAACCTGCGTACCAGTTCCTGCAATGTTTCAATATCTCCTTGGTAGGTTAGGATAGGACTTACCAGCTCTACGCTGTATTCTCTGGTTGCTGCAACTTTCTGCCGTCCTTGTTTCTTCTGGCAAGAGATGCTACCATCGCTCATAATTTTCCAAACCTGTCCGTCAGCGGTTGTAATCTTCTTGGTGTCGTAATAGTCGCCTGTGCTCAAAACCGTCCCGTTTAGGTATTCGGCGGCAACCTTGGCAGCTTCGTTTCTTGTTATTCCTGTGAACTCAATTTCAATCCCAAAATTCTTGTTTAGCATTGATTCTTGCTCCTTTTAAAGTGTATTTGTCCCTTTCGGTATGTACATATATCACTCTAAAAGGAGTAAATAGCAAGACAATTATTCGATAAATACAGTCATTTTTTACACAATCTTACTCCGCTTTTTCAAGCGAAAAGTGTGCATATTACTCTTCGATTATCCTGCACAAATCCTCTCCGTAAACCACATTTAAAGAGGAACCATTCTCCCAGCGAACCATAATACTACCTGTGTCATCTACTCCAGTGACAATTCCTTTCGTTCCCATAGGAGGTGCTTGAAAATCGTCCATACAAACGAGTTCTACTCGGCAGCCCACTGGGTATTGCTTGCGGATGCGTTCAACAGTTTCTCTTGAAGGAAAGTTATTCATCAGTCATTACCTCCTCAGCTTTAGCCGGAGCACCATTTTTAAAGGCACTGTTGCCAGATAAGTTCTTTAGCAGGATTTTGCGTTCCGCTTTGTATTCGGAGCCTACGAAACCGAGTCGGACGAGGAAACAGCGAAAAGCGTATTTTTCATTTTCTACTTGCTTTTCGGTAGCATTGACTCTCTGTTGAGTCTTTGCCATCTCAAAGAGTGCAGTCACAAAATGGGTGTAAGCTTTCACCTCATCCGAAGCAAGCTCTCCTTGAAACCAAGGAAAACTGATAGTTTCATCGTTTGTTATTATAGGGATGCAATCAGTAGCTAAAGCCTTTTTTATTAAGGACGCTTTGCTTTCTACTAATCGCTTGAGGTTTTCAAGAGCCATATCTGTGAAAGACGACCTTGGCAAATCAATGGTCAAACGGTTAGTTTCCACCTCGTCACTTTGCTCCGGTTCTACATATACGGGTGGCTCCTCATAATCATGGTAAGGACTGACCCTTCCGCCAAGAGCTGCTTCGTAAGGAATTTGGATATCCTCCGGCACTGGTTCTGGTTCTGGAAGTGGAGTGTCATATTCTTCTGTAATCGCTTTGAAATCATGCAATCCCTGAAGGTCAGCAACCAAGTTGGGATTGTCCTGACCCTCGAGCATTCCATTCTTATCGATGTGGTAGCCTCCTACTTCGTAAGCAAAGGTAGGTGCACCAAGGTATATCGTCGGAGCATTTAGTTCCAGGCTGATTGCTCCTACCAGCGATTTTCGTTTTGGGCCTGTAATGTTATAATTTATCTTCATTTTTCAATACCGCCTTTCGTTTTTCGGTACTACATATATCACTCTGAACGCTGTAAATAGCAAGTAATTTCGAGCATTTTATGTAGGGAATAATGTTCTTTTATTCGGCGGTATCTTGTATGGAAAACACAATGCCCGACAAAACAAAATATACGCAAGGAAGTGCAACACCGTTGCCCCACATCTTATATTCCGCAGAATCAGAATGTGGTTCTTTAAGCCACTTAGATATCTGCTTTAAGGTTTTTGGCTTAGTTGAACTTCCCGTAACCTTACGGTGAGTTTCAAATATGTTATACCAAGTGCGTAAGTCATCCATTGTTGGATTTTCTGTTGCTAGATCACTACACCACCAGTCCGGGAAACCTTGAAGCCTTGCACATTCGGTCGGAGTTAATCTTCTGACCGTGTATTCAACGCCGTCTGTATCATTAATAAGCGGAGGGTCTTTGTAGTCAGAAGCAACCAGCGTATTTGCTAGTTCTTCTTTAGCGGCAGTAAAAAATGATGCCTTGCTTGAAGAGTAGGTAGGAGTTGCCACAGCACTTGGCCCCTGTGCATTTAGTGTCGATGATATTCCGTCTTCTGTAATTCCAAGATTTCTGGCATAATTTTGACCACAGTTGAAAGATTCTCTATCAATGGCGAAAACAACAACGTGCTTATCTACAGTATTTAATGTAAAACTTATATTTTCATTAACGCCGTCACCCTGTGGGCCGTTCTTATCTTTTCTTCCAATCATGGATCCTTGCAGAGCATAACTTTCTACAATAGCAATACCACCTTGATTGCAGGAAGGATTTCCTCCATTTCCATCAATGGTTCGTGAAGTATCGGCCTCATATACTCCGCTGTTGGGATTAGATGATTTCATGGCATTGCTGTCTTTAGAGCAGATACCATAAGCTTTCGGGACAAATAACGTCTGATCATTATTGCAGGATAGTGTTGCCGATTTATTATTCTGGATAAGAGCACCTTTGCCACCGCCCTCACAGCCACATCGGATTTTAAGAGTTTTAGGTGTCTCACCAACCACAAAAGGCTGATTATTACCGCCTGTTCCATAAGTGGCTGATATTGTCGGTGCAACATCAATCGGTCCCGTAAAACGAGTATCTCTTCCGTGATTATCAAAAACAGCTGCATCCATAACACAAGGTGGATGATGTGCCTCTGCTCGAAGTGTACAAGTGACATCTTCTGTGATGTCCATACGATTACCACCTTGGTCATTTAAGATCACACTACTTGTGCCTGTTTCTCTAATGCCGTTTTCAAAACAACCGGCAGTTCCTTGCCACGAACGGAAGCTCTCCTTAGAATACCCAGACAAGCCTTCTGACTTAAATAGTATTTCTCCGGCACTCCTGCCTGTAAAATCTGCGACAAGGAAGATTCGTTTTCTTCGCTGGGGAACTCCCCAGTATTGAGCATCAAGCACTCGCCAGGCAATGGAGAAATCATCTCCCATGACATTTCCTGCTTGCCTCCATTTATCAGCTTTAGGAACTGATAAGGTTTCATCTTTGATGTGACAGATGCTTTCAAGGACACATCTGAAGTCCTCTCCTTTGTTTGAGGAGAAAGCACCCGGCACGTTTTCCCAGACGATGTATCTTGGATATTTACCATCTGTTGCACACCTCATTTCTTTTACAATTCGAATGGCATCATAAAAAAGACTTGAACGCTCTCCGTCCAAGCCATCACGCTTACCCGCCACAGACATATCCTGACAAGGTGAGCCAAATGTAATTATATCAACCGGTTCAATCTTGCCGCCATCCAGGCAAGAGACATCACCATAGTGTTTCATAAAAGGCAGCCTTTTTGTTGTAACCCGTAAAGGAAACGGCTCAATTTCGGATGCCCATAACGGCTCGATACCACAGAGCAGACCGCCCAAGGGAAAGCCGCCACTGCCATCGAAAAGCGAGCCGAGGGTCAGTTTACTCATTTTTAATCACCTCGCTGTATAGTGTTTTATTATTACATTTTTTAAGCACCCAAAAGTATGAATGATATTTACGGGCATGTTTCTGATTCTGTTGCCACTTTGCTGTGATTCTGTTCTTTGATAGTAAAATAAAAAGATCAATAGGGTAGAAACCCAATTCAATTGCTGTATTATAAATAAAGCAGTGGCTAAAATACTGCTTGCCACTGCTCACTTTATCTTGGCATTTGAAAATCAATATGCCTTCCGGTGTTAATATCCTATAAAATTCCTCCATCGCATTTCTGTAAAACCTAAACAAAGCCAATTCACTATCATATACTCCAAAACGCTTGTTGATTACATTGCTATTATCAACCTTATTCAAGCTCCTTCCGGTAGTAGCAAGAAACGGAGGGTCAAATATGACGGTATCCAAACTGCAATCAGAAAGAGGGAGTTCTTCTGCATTAGCCTTTACAACTCCCTCCATTTGTGGATTTATATCAAATTTGTATTCTGGTTTTTCTATCCCCGTATCTTTATAAAAATATCCTTTAGAATAGGTTGGGTCGCAATCTATCCTGCCGCTTTTTGAGTGAAGTTCCAGTATGTTTTTTATTATTTCTTCCTGAGAATATGAAATACTTTTTATCATGACTGCAACTCTAATAGTTCTTTATAGGAAAACTTCTTATTATCTCTAATGCAAAACACACTGTCTTCGACTCCGACTTGCTCAATATATCTCTTCACAATGACGTCGCAGTATTTTTCATCCAATTCAATGGTATAGCATTTCCTGTCCGTCTGCTCACAGGCGATAAGGGTAGAACCACTTCCGCCGAATGGATCGAGTACAATACAATTAGACAAACTGCTATTTAAAATTGGATAGGCTACCAATGCTACCGGTTTCATTGTCGGATGGTCAGCATTTTTCTTTGGCTTTTCAAATTCCCATATAGTGGTCTGCTTTCTATCGGCATACCAGTTGTGCTTGCCGGATTTCTTCCAACCGAAAAGAACCGGCTCATGCTGCCATTGATAAGGGGAACGGCCAAGAACAAGCGACTGCTTTTTCCAAATGCAAGTACCGGAGAGGTAAAAACCAGATTCCACGAAAGCCTTTCTGAAATTCAAACCTTCAGTATCTGCATGAAATACATAAATAGAAGCATCCTTCGCCATTGCCACTTCGGTGTTCTTAAACGCATCAAGCAGAAATCCGTAGAACGCTTCATTTCCCATATTGTCATTCTTAATTTTACCCGCCGAACCTTCATAGTTAACATTGTACGGAGGGTCAGTTATCACGAGATTTGCAAGTTTGCCATCCATCAGAAGTGTGAAAGTGTCAGCTTTAGTGGAATCACCGCAGACGAGCCTGTGCTGTCCAAGCATCCAAACATCACCCTGCTTGGTGAGTGCAGGCTTTTGCAGTTCTGCATCTACATCGAAGTCATCTTCATGAATGCCATCCTTAAGTGAATCCTGAAACAATGCATCCAGTTCAGCAGGCTCAAATCCGGTGAGGGATACGTCAAAGTCAGCTCCTTGCAGATCAGCAATTAAAAGCATCAATTTGTCTTTATCCCAGTCACCGCTTATTTTATTAAGGGCGATATTGAGCGCCTTTTCTTTTTCCTCGTTCATCTCGATAACCACACACTCTACTTCCGTGATGCCCATATCAAGTAGCACCTTCAAACGCTGATGTCCGCCGACAACATGAGATGTGGTTTTATTCCATATAACGGGTTCAACATATCCGAACTGCTCGATGGAGCGTTTTAGCTTTTCGTATTCCGGGTCACCGGGTTTCAAATCTTTACGAGGATTGTAGTCGGCTGGAATCAATAGCTCAGTTTTCAGTTTTTCTATCTGCATATAATTCAGCCGCCTTTCTCAAATTTGTGTACATATTGACATTCTCCCAGGGGAACAGACTGGAATTAAAATGTCCGTAAACGGCTGTATCGGAATAGATGACATTTCTTAAGTGTAGTTTTTCAATGATTGCAGCAGGCCTTAGGTTAAATACTTCCTGCGCAATATTGGTAAGCTGATCATCAGTAATCTTACCTGTACCAAAGGAAGTAACATCAACAGCCACAGGGTTTGCCTTGCCGATAGCATAAGAAAGAGCGACCTCGCATTCCTCTGCAAGACCGCTCCAAACGATGTTCTTTGCAATATACCGTGCCATGTAGGCACCGCTTCGGTCAACCTTAGTTGGGTCCTTTCCACAGAGTGCACCTCCACCGTGGGATGCAAGACCACCGTAGGTGTCAACCATGATTTTTCTGCCGGTCAATCCTGTGTCGGCAGCGGGACCACCTTCAACAAATCTACCCGAAGGGTTAATAAGGATTTCAGTACCAGCATCAAACGGAAAATCCTCAAAGCACTGCCAAAGTACATTATTTCGGATATCCGAACTCAGTTCTTCCTGGGTTTTGTCTTTATCATGCTGGACTGAAACTACAATCGTTTTTACACGTCTGGGCTTACCATCTTCATATTCCACTGTTACCTGTGCTTTACCATCTGGTAAAATTCTTTTGATAAGTTTTCCTTTACGGCAATCATCAATACGCTTTACGATACGATGTGAAAGCACCAGGGGGAGAGGCAGGTTCTTACTGGTTTCATTAGTTGCATAACCATAAACCGTACCTTGATCTCCGGCTCCTATAGAACCATACGGGTCAGTAATACCATTTCGCACTTCAAGTGCAGTATCTACACCCGCCGCAATGTCAGCACTTTGATGATGTACAAATATAAATACTGCGAACTTCCATGGATTATATCCGACCTCTCGAAGTACATTTCTTACGATGAAGCGGATATCCACTTTACCGCTGCAGGTGATTTCGCCCGCTACGATAATTTTTCCTTTAGTAGCCATGACCTCACAAGCCACACGGGAAGCCTTATCTTTACGCATGCAAGCATCCAGAATATTATCAGCAATGAGGTCGCAAAGCTTATCGGGATGCCCCGCACATACACTTTCAGCTGTTTTATAAGTAATCATATTTTTCTCCAATCTTATTTATTTTCCTCGCCTTGCCCTGAGAAGACGTTCCATTACATCGTCCTGTGGATTAGCGCCGCTATATTCACCAGTGCAGTTTTCTTTGACGATCTGGAATATCTCCATCCACAACCGGTTTGTTTGGTTCATGTAATTTTGACCCATCGCCACATAAGGACTTTGAATGGCATTACCTGTAGTTGGGTGTTTTGCTAAAAAGCCATATTCAGTTACCGCTTCCTCACATTGAATCCAACGAGCCACGCTCATAGCGTAACGTTCTAAAAGCTGTGGTGAGACGAGAGCCGCACACCCACGTTCATTCAGCCACTGCCATGTGTTTCTGTAGATTTCTCCTGCAACCAGTGCTTTACCGTCTTTTTGTATAGCCTCGAGCATTTTATTTGGCTCGGGCATTTCAAGTCCTTTGAGATCTGCCGTATCCTGAAATTCCATCACGGTCAGTTTTCTGCCTCCTGGATTGCCTTCGGCGATTTTGTCAGCCAGTGGTTTCTTTTTCGCACCTGCACCAACACGAGCGCCACCTCGATTTGTACCGTCTTTTGCCATATAATCACCTCACTTTGCAGGGCCCAGGCTATTCCCTCGTTTGAAACCGCATTTTTTCACACGAAGCCCCACGCCGCTGTCCGCTTAAAAAAGGTTTAGAGATTTTACCGCCCCCACCGGTCACCGCTCTCGGCAGTAATCCTTGAGTGGCAGGATTTACAAAGAGCCATGAGATTACTCTTCTCGTTGCCTCCGCCTTTGGAGAGCGGGAGGATGTGGTGTACCTCTTCAGCTGGAGTGAGACTGCCTTGTTTCTCGCACTCCTCACAAAGAGGATGCGATTTGATGTAGCGGTCACGGATGCGTTTCCATGCACGACCGTATCGTTTATTGGAGACTGGGTCACGTTCATGTTGGTTGTAATGTTTGTCCATTGCCTTTTGATGCTCGGCACAGTATTGCTCACGTTCAGCAAGCCGACCGCAGCCGGGATAAGCACAAGGACGCTTTGGTTTGTAGGGCATCATTTCACCTCGCTTTTGGGCATAGAAAAAGCCCTGCAGGACGAACCCACAAGGCTTGGAATCTATTCTATTTCGCTGATTATATAATAACATAAATGCAACTGTGGTATCTTGTTGCAAAGTGTTGCAGAATGTGCAAACTATATTTTAATAGGAACTTCAGGAAGAGTCACATGGTTAAGTGCTGCATTGTGCCACCTATAAACTGTTGTTCTGTCGGCATTAAGTTCATCGCCGATTTGCTCCCAGGTGAAGTTATGCACATAACGATAGCGTAGAACCATGCGTTCATCCGTGTCTGCAACCTCGTTTATAACACACCTTATCTGCTCTTTGAGTGCTACAAGGTTATCCACTTCAGCATTTATCTTACTTTCCAAATCTATAATCCGCTCTAAACATCTTACAAACTTGGCATCTGTATTTCGTGAAGTTTGCACCTTTTCATCCCAACTTGAAGATGATACACTTGTTGCCATTTCTCTGAGGCATTCCATCTCCTCGATGTCAGATTGTATTCTTTTATCAAGCCTATAAGCTTGGTGTAAATATTCCTTTACTTTCATGATCTTCTTACCTCCGATCTAAGATTTTTGATTAGGAAATTCCCATCAACAGAGGTAAGTTCTCTATACCAATCAGAATGGAAGAACCTCTCCACCTCGGATATCATGTCCTTCGCAGGATCATAGCGTGGACGTTTTTTCAGTTTTTTTAGTGCATCCCTATAATCCTTTACAGCTTGCAGGATAATGGCATTCGCAAGTTGCTCATAAGGGTCGGTCATCGCACCACCTCCAATTTTGCCTTTACAGCATCAATTAAAGAGGCTTGTGTTTTTTCTTTTCTTGTAAGTGCAGCAATAACATCTTCATCTATGGTGTCTTTAGCAATAATGTGGTGTATCACAACCTTTTCATTTTGACCTTGCCTGTAAAGGCGAGCATTGGTTTGCTGATACAACTCCAAAGACCAGGTAAGCCCAAACCATATTAGGGTTGAACCGCCACTTTGAAGATTTAGGCCGTGCCCTGCACTTGCCGGATGAATAGCAGCTATAGGGATATTGCCGTTATTCCAATCTTCAATATCTTTCGATGTCTTTATCTGCCTAGCAGGAAACTTCTTCTGGATACGCTCCAGGTCATGCTTATACCAGTAGGCAACAAGCACCGGTTTTCCGTTTGCTCCTTCAATTAGGTCTTCCAGTGCATCAAGTTTTCTATCATGAATCAAATGTGCCTTGTTTTTATCATCATAGACAGCACCGTTGGACATCTGCAGGAGTTTGCCGGAAAGAACTGCCGCATTTACTGCATCAATTTCCTCATCACCTAAATTTGCTACCATCTCATCTCGGAAATCAGAATAAATGCTCCATTCCTTTTCACTCAGATACACAGGTACTTCATTTGTGATGCATTTAGGCATTTTGAGATAATCTGCAGACTTCATAGAAATCGTAATATCAGATATTTGGCTGTATATCCTTTCTTCAGCACCTGGCAACGGCTTATATGAAAAGATAATCTCAGCATTTCGCTTATCTGGTACAAAGTAGGCGCTACGGTAGTGGGTTATGTACCTTCCAAGTCTTTGACCTAAATCAAGGACACGAAACTCTGCCCATAAATCCATAAGTCCGTTACTTGAAGGTGTTCCCGTCAAACCTACAATTCTTCTTACAGATGGTCTTACTTTCAGAAGGCTTTTAAATCGCTTTGCACCATAGGACTTAAAAGAAGATAACTCATCGATGACAACCATATCGAAGTCAAAGGGAATACCGCTTTTGTTGACAAGCCAGTCTACATTTTCACGATTAATGATATAAATGGTGGCTCTTTTCATAAGGGCATTGATTCTATCTTTTTCCGTTCCTACAGCCACAGAGTAAGATAAGCCTTTGAGGTGATCCCACTTTTTTATTTCCGCAGGCCATGTTTGAGATGCAACTCTTAATGGCGCAAT